CGAAATTTAACAGTTTCCCAGAGGTTAAGCTGTATGAGCTGTCACCTTTTGAAAGTTACTTGGTAGTCAACACATGCCTGCCGCCGCCAGTCGGTTTCAGGAAGTGTAGATTTGCCCAAAACACAACACCACACCAAACCAAACAACTCCAGCCAGTATCCTAAAATAAAAAGAACTAATAAATAGCTGCTTAACAGTCGTTATTTAATAGCTCGCACTCCGGAGTTACAAACAACCACTTTGGCACAGTGGGCAACACACCACTCACGGTTCTACAATCGTGAACATTATCCCCGCATAAACCCAAAAAGTAAAAAATAATAAATACAAAAAGAAAAGAAAAAATTTTTGTCAATTTTAATTAAAAATAAATAAAATTTGTTTACTTATAAAAAGAAAAAGAAAAAGAAAAAAATTTTTGTCAAGTTTTATTAAAAAGAAAGAGAAAATTTAAAATTTAGTTAGAAAATTTTATAGTGATTGTATTTTTGTTCTGAACTTCTAAAACAAGAATAAAATCTTGAAAACACAAGGAATCAACTGTGATAAACAGGAAGATCCTATTGTGATTTTCTCACAAAAATATAATATAGGAAATAGTTGTATAAAAGAACATATTCTGATAGATGTGTTCGGAAAAGAGAGAACATGACTTCATCTCTCAAACGGTAAGCAGTTTACACCAAGCTGCGTGTTCGCGTTTGAAAGTCATGCGATCTGAAAAAATAATTTAAATAGTAGTATTGTTAAATTCTGCTTTACTCTATTAGTTTTGATTTAGTTGCAAATAATCTCGAAAACGTAACAGTAATCACTAAGTTCACGTGCATTTTCGTAGAACTATCTTTTAGTTTTTCTTATTATATCAAGTATAAAGAAAAATAAAATAAAAATAAAACAAAATAAAAAATAAAAATGGATAAGTCTGTTTTAGATGAGCTAATATTTGAAGATGGTGATTCCCAGGAAAATTCTGAAATTTCACTGAGGAACCTGAAACACCTCATTGTTCAAAGCTATCTCTTTGATCTTACGAAATGTAAGACCATATCTTTCACTTATCCATACAGCAAGCTACTCTTTGATTCAAGAGCTATTCTGCCTCTTAAATTCAAATTGAATCAAGGGTACATTTTATATCAGTTCAATCCATCCAATGCTACCGGTCATTCATTCAAACAGCTGGACACCTCATGGTTTTCAAATGCATTTTTAACACTTGCAAAACCGAGAGCTCTTAGGTATCAGCAGGATAATGAATTTTCAGTAGAGATGGATGGGGGGAATTGTACACTTGGCATACTTGGGTGGAAATGTTACAAAATCTTCTCTTCATTTCAACCAACTTCTGTTGAAGTGAGACTGATTTTACCTTGCTCTGAATTTGATCAAAGCTCCCAAAGTAGCTTACAGGCATTAAAAATTCCTCCGAGTGTATTCATGAATAATGTCTTAGTTGATAGAATCTCCAACCCTCTGAGCTTGTATCAATATGTCATATTGGATCAGAATTCAAAGATTGTTAGTAAGCTGGCAGTTTATGGAGATGCAGATCTAAGTAAAGGTCTCAGTTGTACATCTCTCCAGATCAGGCCAATCCAACAAAAAGATGCAGAACTACCTGATATTTCAAGCTCAGAGAATGTTGAATTTGATGAGAGTAATGATTTTCGTCTTTACAAAACATACGAATTGAAGTCAGCCTTTTCCAAGTCGCTGGTATTTCTGTGTAAAGTGTTTTGTTTAAATGTAGATCACATAAACTCACATGTTCAGATATGGTATGGAGATGAAAAGAGAAAACTAGAACCATTGGTGAGGATGACTGGTTCTAATAAGGAATTAACATTCCAACTTTTCTATATGAAGGATGGTAGAGGTCGATACATTGACGATTTTCAGAAATCGATACCTATCTCGGTAGATAAAGAAGGATATGCCGAAGTGAGATTGGGAATCCTGACGAACGGAAAAGATTCCTTTCATGTAGTAGTTAACGACCTTAAGATCGGACCCATTTCATTCAACTTGAGAGGCGGCAATATATCTTTTGGGTCTGAGTGGCTAATAAAGAAGAAAGATCTTGGAACTCTTGACCCATCCAGCAGGAGGAGAATCACAGACATCTTTAAATATGTCAGATGCTTTGTCGATGGGGATGAGAAGAAGCTCGACATTTCAAAAACGGCTGAGAATCATTATCAGGGTAATGCTTCAGCCATATCCAATATTGGCGATTTGTCAGTATTCAGGATCAAACATGTCACCGATATTTTTAAGCCGAAAGAAAAAGAACAACCAGAGAAACCGGTGATCATTCCTGAGAAACAACCCACAATTCAACCGGAAGGAGAAAAGGAGGTTGTAAAAGTTCAAACTGACCAAAATGTGGACAGGAGGAACAAAAATCTTGTTGTTATAAATTCAGGGGATTTTTCAAAACAAGAGGTTGAAAAGATCAAGTCCGAACTGGAGAAGTTCTACATGAAGCAGAAAGTCTTAAGAGAAGATGTAGATGACCTGGTTCTCCCACTTGGGGTTTCCTTCTGCACATCAAAGAATTCGATGTCTGACCCGCACTCATATGTTGTTTGGAGGTGCGAAGATGGTAAGAATAGAAGATTCTATAAGAATAGACATTCGAAATTCTTAAATATGACTTTTGGTGAAAGTCCGAGAAATGTCGAGCGTATATATCTGAGATCTAGAAGTGCTGAGATTTTAGAAAAATTACGCAACCGAGTGTTAATATGGCCGAAGACACATGCCAACAAGAGAGGATTACTGCCTGAGTACGCTTACTTAGCCTGCGACTTCTTCAAATTTGAAGACGTTGCCCTGTCTGACAGCGAAAGATTGGCATTGAACAGTCCGAACACGGTTATTAGTCTCAAGAACAAATACCGACGTAATATTGTGAATGTGAATCAAAACTTTTGAGATATTGCGTCTCAATCTTGAGGACAATGGAGAATCCGGAGTTGATTTCATATCCGAGTAATGGAAATACTCAATTCGCCTCTGACGAATTCATAGCTTATCAGATAAACGCGGTTGTGAACGCGTTACAAAAATACGCTCTTTATTCTGCTGATGAGTTGAGCGCTTTTCGAGATCATTGTGGTGTGATCTTGAATCTTATTTCTAGACATGGTGAGAGTGTGAACATGTTCAGTAGAAATAGTAAAATCTTCGAAAGTCTGACAAATAATTCAGTCCCAGAAGAAACAATACTCAGAAACAAAGGAATTTATTTTCCCACGTTGTCTGTGTATGAACTACAAGATATACTCAATAATTTTGTAGTAACTTTGAACTTTTTGATTGACGTGAAAACAGGTATTGTGACCGAGGTCATCCTGTCGTCATGTATCGATGAGTTCAATGTAAAGAATTTCAGAGGTTTGAAAAACATATTAAGGGCAAAGTTGACTACCAAGTATCCACTGACGAGGTTCGTCTCTCTAGAGATGGCCTTTGACGACAATGGAAAACAAGATATAGCAAGATTTTTAAAGAATATGAGAACAGATGATGTCGATCCAAAGAAAGTATTGCGAAAAATAGTTCAAGACTTGAATTTAGCGTTCATGTTTGAATTAAGTTTCCACTATTTGAATGATGGGTTGATCATTTTTAAAATAAACAATAAACATTAGATTGTTATGATGTTATTATAGTAGATCATAATATAATTTTAATTTCTATACGGGTAATTTTGCTTAAAATTTATTTACCCGAGGTCTAGTACGAGTGATATACTCAGTGTATTAGTTAAATCCTAAAACTATATATGTATTTTATGTATTACTTAGTTAAGTGTTAATAAAATTCGGTAGAAAAGATGGTTTGAAAACCACGCCTTCTACCAATATAGTAAATAAATAGGCGG